TGAATTTAGTAAAAACTCACCAGCTTCTTTATTCCCAAATATATGATGCCATTGCTTACCTTGTACACCTAAGAAAGCTGCTTGTACTTTTTTTACAAGAGCAGTATCACCATAAACTTGCTTAGCTTCTTCAAATATATTCCAGCTTGCTTCATCATATAATTTACGTTGATCTCCTGCCCTGAATCGTTCTGTTATTCTATCTGCACGATCCATCAGTTTTTGCATTGTAGTAGGATCTTTAGCTAACGATCTAGCACTAATCTTACCTCCCTCTACATACATTGATTTTATCTTACCACCAAAACCTCTCTTTAGGAATCTTTCTCTAGATAATTGATCTGGTAATTGTGCATACTGTTTCTGCCATCGAGCTGGCTCTAAATTAGACATTACTGCTTGTAGATTTAATTCTCCACGACGTATAGCTTGAGATTGACCACCAACTTCTCTCTTCATTAAGCGTAACTGTGCTTTCCTAGCATCAGCAGCTTTGCCCACATAATGTCTAGTTAAACCTTTTCCGGCTAATTGGCTTCCAGGTAGTTGGGTTTTGTATAATTTCTGAGCACCTTTAATAGCACCTACCTTACCCACTTTAGCTACACCACCTAATGTCATGAAGCTACCGCCTATATTACCGATAGCACCACCGATCCTTGGATCGATACCAGCTGCTTCAGCTGCTGCACCACCGACTTTACCTAGTATCCATGGTGGTGTATCAAGTACTTGTAAGGTTTGTTTAACACCAGGAAGTTGAGAAGCCCATGCTACATTCTTTGCTCCACCACCAATAATACGGAGCATATCATCTCCAATACCTGCTTGATCAGCTGACGCATCTTTATACCATTCGCCAGCCTTTTTAGCGTTATCTGTAAGCCACTTTTGTACAGCGTCAGCTTCTCTAGTGCCTAATAGTAGGTCTTCACTACGATCTTCTTCTTCCATACCTACCCTCCAGCTACTAATTTATCATACATTCTACGTTGGTTCCGAGTTAGTACACCAAGAGATTGTCCTTTTTTAACTCCAGCAAAATCAAATGCAGCTTTAGTAAAGACAGTAGATCCGTTTATTTTAAGTGTATCTTTAGTTGGTGTTGATTTCTCAGCATATTCAACTAGTGCTGCTTCGTCTGTTTTATAATCATCTGTCATTTGAGGCATTTGAGGCGTTTGACCATTTTCTATTTGATCAACTTGTTGTTCTGCCTCCAAAGTATTTTGTCTTTGGTTAGTTTTTAGCCGTAATTGTTCTAAAGCTTGCTGTTCTTGTGCAGTCCGGTGTTTTACTTTCTTTGGTTTTGAAGGTGGCTCCCAGTACTTACCTGTTTTTTGAAATTCGTCCCAAGTTTGTACAGGTACCAATTCACCATTTTTGTCTATATATGCTGTATCAGTAGCATCTGTCATAGCTCCGATTCTTCTCATATATAATTTCCAAGCAAACTTTCTATTTTCCTTTATATCCCTTTTAAGTTTTTGACGTTTAGAACGTTTTGAGATAAAAAGATCAGTCTTTGAAGGACTGGTCACATTTGAATACGCATCTGCCATAATTACTTCCGTTTTGCCCCTCCTCTGGCGCGATTTTTCTTTGGTATTTCAAGTGTTAGGCGATTCTTCTTATGACTTACGTCTTTACCACCTTTACCCATAATACCGCGTCTTCTACGCTCGATAGCAAGCTTCCTACGGTATTCTCTTTTAGCTTTAGTACTATTGATCTTCTTCTGCTTTCGCTTCTGTTTAGCGTAGGACTTCCGTCCTTTCTTCGATTGATAGTAACGTGAGGTTCTACCGGGTTTAGACGCTCGCTTTGGTGCCATATAACCTCCTCTGTACGAGTGTAGGATCAACTTTAGGTAGAATTTTATTTAATTTATCTAAAGGATTTCCATCCATAGCAACACCTGTGATGTCATTAGCTTTCAGCCAATCACAAGCAGCTTTTAAATCTTGAGTTGTTGCCTTACCACCTTTAATTCTTTTAAGAAAATCTTCGGTGACAAGACCGTGCAGTTCATTAAACTGCTGTTCATTGGCTTTAGCCATTTAACTAAATAGTTTTGTCTTTACAATTTCTAACGCTTGATCATCAAGTTTGTTATCGGTCCTTTTTACGTAAGCCGAAAGTAAATCGATCACCAGTTGTTTCACTGAGTCGCTCTTTAGGAATGCTAAAAGGATGGGCTTGATTAGTAGTGTCATGATACTTTGGGTCGATTAGTGGGTTTTCTTTGAGTTGTTTTTGATTACTCTCGTATTGAGAGATTGGAATAACGTCACTACATAAGTGATAGACTCTGGTTTTAGGTCGAATCATAAAACCTCTCTGCATAAATTTAGTGCAGTTATCTATTCTTACGAGTTCGTAATTCAATTGCATCTTTTCTATTTGTCTGTCAGCAGCTGACTTACAACGTTCTATAATCCCGCCGTCTAGGGGGACCATAAAGTTAATTTGGCCACCCCAGTTTTCATTTTTGACGTATCCTTCAGGATCTGCGGGTATTTTTGGTTCAACCTGATTGCCCATATAGAATGGGCTAAAGGTCATTGTGGCGCCGTTACACGATATCCCCGGTCCGAAATTCTGACGAGACGGGGCTCCATTGTTCTGGAATTGGACGGCTTGATTTGTAACATTTCCTGTAGCTGCTGCCACAGGATTTGAGGTATTGTTGGTTTCTCCCTCTTCAGCATAACTTGGTAATCCTATTGTGAGAAGACTGACAAGGATGTAGTAGTAGAGGTGGTATCGATTTCCCGATCTATTTCTGTTACTGATAACACTTGACTGGCTGCTCTCGTGGTTATCTCCAGTGTAAATGGATCGGCTTCGTTGACAATTGAGAATATCGCATCTGAAGCAGATATACCGCCAGAAGTGGCTGAATCTACTTCTACATTTTCTCCAGTCCATTTGTCTATAGCAGAACCATAGGTTGTTGTTTCCACGGTTTCTACTATTTCTTGGGTGGTAGTGGTTGTGCTCTGCATAGAGCCTTGGGTAAAGTTGGGAGTGACCAACTCTGCTCTTCCTACCGTGGGGGATACCAGCATTAAGAGTAAAAGCCATTTGTTCATTCTTCTTTCTTTTTAGCCATAGGACAGTTGACAGGATCTCCTTTATCTTTACTATTACCAGTAGACAAACCGAATGTTGCAAGGGCTCCAGTGAAGACCGAAGCCACGAACGTGATATCGGAGTTACCAGCTTTCTTTATCATAGGTAGTTCTACATAATTTAATGTAATAATAAAGCCAGACCAAACGACTACACCGAGTCGGACAAAGGTTCCAAGGATCTGGATTTGGTGTTCTTGGTCCTCAGCAGCATCTCTCAGCTTGCCAAGGAGACCTTTTCTTTTTTCTCCTTCCTTTTTTTCTTCCATGCATCAACTCGTTTCTGTAATTGTTTTTTAACGTGCTTTTGAATTGGTTCGAAGAAAGTCTGTGCAACAGTGGTGGTAGCCACAGCTACAACAGCCGTTGTAACAGCTGTAACCACTACCGCAGGTTCGGGTAGTGGCATTTGTATATCTAAAATAGGTATATCTAATTTCGGAATAACTGGTTCAATCTTATCAGTTTCTTCCGCTTTAACCCCAGTAGGGCGCTGGAGGTTACTTGGTGGTACAACTATTGGTGGAAAAGATGGTATTTTAGCTGATGGAGGTTTAAATTCAAGTGAAGTTATTTGGGGTGGATTAGGTACTATTAACCTAGGCTGACTTATCGGCAATTAACTTTGCTTTCCATGCATTTTTCACACTTGTAGTCCATACAGCGTTACAAATAGCTTGTACTTCAGAGCTTTCCCCAGATATATTAGTATCTACAAGGTTGTCTGAACCATCTAGTGTACCAGGATTTAGTGTTTTACGTGCGAAAGTTCTGCTAATTTCTACCCCATCTTCTTTAATAATAGTTGCAGTTCTTACTTGAACATATTTATATTCAGTTACTACTTCAATTTTGTCTTCTTCAGTTGATTTTGCTAGTGCCATTAGGATTAATCTCCGATTAAAACAGTTTTAGGTTGCTGCGAAGTACGTTATTGTACCCCGTAAGGATGTATCATTATCGAAATCAGTGTTAGCTGCTGTTGTTGGGTTATCAGCTGCGCCTGTTGTATATGTCATTTTTAAAGTACTTCCAGTTGCATAGTACATTAGAGTAGCAACATTAGTACCAATATCATTCCAGTAAGCTGCTACACCACTTGCTTCTACAGAAGTACCAGCAATCACGTCATCAGCTGCAAATGGCAGTCCTGTTATAGTGAAATCACCACTATCTGAACCTTTATTACTTAATTCTAAATTAAACTGAAGAGTAACTTGTCTACCTATCTTTGTATAGACACCACTTTGAGTAGTGTACGCTATACTAGTAGTACCACCACCAAAAGCTGCTGCTGGTGTCCAAGTACCTTCTTCATAGTCGTCGAGTAAGTTTACATTAGACCCACCATGAGCGTGGAAGTTAATACCATTACCCGTTGATGCGAATTTAAGTGTACCATCAATTCCTAATTCACCCGTACTTGAGTTGAACGTTAAGTTTGAACCACTCTTAGGTGCTAAATTACCTGTAGCTGCTGTTCCAAATAGTGGGAAACAAGTTGTATCTGAGGATTCATCTGCTACTGTAACTGTTGTTGCTATAGCAGCTGTACCTGTTGTATCTTGGTTTAAAGTTCCTATAACGAAATCAAGAGTATTATCCCCATCTTCATATGTAACTGAAATACCTGTTTCAGTATTACTAGTTACCATTGCCCCAACTGTATCCGCAATTGTTTCTGCAAGGGTAGTCCCACCAATCGTCAAAGCATCAGTTTCTAAAGTTCCATGAAAGAAACCGTCTTTCCATTGGTAAGAAGATGAACCTAAATCATAAGTATCATCTTTACCAGGTCTTACAGTACCATCAGCTTCAACAACTAAGTATGGATCACACTTAGCATAATGAATCTTAGTTATAAAACCATTAACAGTTTGAGAAGTTAAGGCTGAGTTTGCTAATGTTACTCTATTTTGACCTTGTAAGACTGCTGTAGCTGCTGCGCTACTACCTCCACCACCAGTAAAGCTGATAGTAGGAGTATAACTATAACCTGAACCTATATTATTTATTGTAACTTTGGTAACTGCATTACTGGCAACAGTAGCCGTAGCTCTTGCTGCTTCTCCAACATATTTCCACCAATGCTCATCTAAAGATAATGTTTGACTATTATTACCTGTTCCAGTAAGATCTATTGCAGATCCACCTGATGTTGCAGATAATTTAAAGGTATTTGTAGTTGAACTTACAACATAATAAACATTAGCTTTGAAATTAGTTTCTGTAACTGTATCTGTAAGACCGCCTAATACTGTACCACCTTCCGCACTATATTCTAATTTCGTACCATTTGCTAATCCATGGCTTGTAATAGTAATAGTATCATTGGTAGTATCTACAGCACTTGTTGCAATAGTATAATGTACTTGTTTCGTTTGGTTATTACCATCTGAATCAAGCGTATGAGTAGGTCCAACCGCACCAGTTGAGGTATGAGCTTTGGTACAAGTATATAAATTACGTTCGCTACCAAGTCCAGCTGTTGCTGCACCGGGTACTTGATCTCCTAAAGCGTATGCTGTAGCAGTAGTCCACGGAGCTTTACCTATAACAACTGTAGGTGGGCTAGTATAACTAGAACCACGATTAGTAACTTCTATATGAGCTACACCTGTGTCTGATGGGTCTTCTTGTGGATTTTCTAATACTTTGAAAACACCGTTAGTAGGTACAGTACCAGCACCACCAGTTTTATTAAATTCTACATATACAGTATCTCCTGGTGGATAAGGGAACGCAATTGGTTTACCACCAGTATTGGATGATTCTTGATTAGTTAGTTCTAGATCAAATCCTGTTTGACTGAATGCAATAGAATGGGTTAAAGCTTCAACACTTGTACCTGTACTTATAGTTCCAGATGCAGCATCTGTAACAGTAAATGTATTAAAATCTGCAACAGTTTGTATCTCATAACCTTCAGTACCAGCTGCTGAGTCAGTTGCAGCACCAGCAAAAGTTAAATGAACTTTATCACCTACTACAAAACCATGATTAGCTAATGTAACAGTAATAGTAGTTCCAGACCTTCCATATGTAGCACCAGTTACAGTACTAGGTAATATATTCTTTTCTTTATATTTACCTGCACTGTTAGATGCAATATCACCAGTAGTTCCAGATATTACAAAATCAAACTTATGATCTGAGTCAGACGCAGCTTGTTTTGTAAAACCTAACCAACCAACTTCCATTGGGTTTGATCTGCCTGTATCCTTATCGTATTCACTAGACCAATTGACTTGCCAGGATTGACGTAATCCTTCATTTATTGACCAATCTTTAGTGTTAGCTATAC